CAAAATCCCATCACTGCCACATTGCCATAGCACATCCGTGCGCCGGGTAGCCTTTGTGTGTAGTGGTGGGTATTTATATGAGAGATTCAACAATCTTTTATCGGAGCTTTTACGAAGCCATTAAAGAACTTTCGCCCGAACTTCAAGCACAAGTCTACTCAGCAATATTTGAGTATGCCCTAAATTTCAAAGAAACCGAACTCACAGGACTGGCGAAGACTGTATTCACGTTGGTAAAGCCGCAATTAGATGCGAACTTGAAGCGATACGCAAGCGGAACTGTACCAAAACAGAAACGAAACAGAAGCGAAACGGAAGCGAACAATAAGCGAAAGCGAAGCGAAACCGAAGCTAATGTAAATGATAATGATAATGTAAATGATAATGTAAATCTTAATCTAAATGTAAATGAGAATGTAAATGCAAATAAATTTGTGAAACCACAACCAAAAGATGTTTATGATTACATGACCGAACTAAACCAAGCCGCAGGCAATCGCTGGAATGAATCAAAAGTTAGAATGGAAGCACAAAACTTTCACGACTTTTACGAAAGCAAAGGTTGGGTGATAGGCAAAAACAAAATGAAAGACCTAAAAGCCACCATTCGCAGATGGATGAATAACAATAAACAAACCAATAACACAAACAACAATGAGCAAAGAGCAGCAGATTATTACGCAAAGCGACAGGAACCAAATTATTTCAGTATGTTCCCTAAAAAAACTGCAACGCCTTGAAGGTGACAATGCAGTAAACTTATTACTCGCGAATAGACTGGATGAACTTCAAGTCTACTTCAACCTCGAAAGGCAAATGACGTTGCCACAAATCGAAATGACAATCGACATCATTAAAGAAAACTTTTATTACTTTAGTGCTGAGGATTTTTCCCAATGCTTCAGGGCAGCGATGTCAGGAAAGTACGGCAAGATTTACAATAGGCTCGATGGCGCGGTAATCATGGACTGGCTTCGAACCTATGACATTGAAAGAACGGAAAAAATTGTACACGAACAAATGCAGAAGAATAGCGAACAAAACAAAGACATCATGAGCCTTGACAACTTCAATACGGCTATCAAAAAAATCATGGATGAACTCTCGACAAAGGCAAAGCGCAATGATCCTGAGCCATACGTGAGCAAGCGCACACCGTTTGAAAATCAGGTTATCAGCGAATACGACAAGTTACGTGGCATGAAACAATTCGCAACCTACAACGGCAAGCAAATGGATTTTGAAATGTACAGGGCGGTCAGATTCCAAGAAGAAATGTCAAATCAGGGCGAGATATGAATACATTCAAAATTCCCGCGAGCGGAAAGCCGATGAATGAATACCAAAAATACTTTGTGGAATCGCAAAAAAAACGCAAAAAAGTAAGAAGGGATAGCTATACAGAATCATTAACTTATATTGTTTTTATGGATGCAGTAAATAACTTTGATAAGTTGTATTTCAAAATAGGAAAAACAATTAGTTTGGAATGGAGATTAAGACAATTACAAACGGCTAACCCAATTATAGGAACAGTTAGCACAATACCATTTGATTGTGAAAGATATTTACATATAAACCTAAAACCACATAAAGTAAGAAAGGAATGGTTTTGTATGAAAGATTTAGTATCCGCTAAAGATGTATTAAAAAAAATATCGCCTTTAATTATAGAATATCAACAACAATATTTGTAAAATGAAAACGAGTGAAATCCTTAAAAAATTAGACCAAGCATGGTCTGAAAAGCTAAACACAAAAACAAATTGGGGAATAAACCAACTTGAAAAAATGTGGCGCGAAACATTGAATGAAGTAATGTTCAAATACATTGATGTGGAATGAAACAACCCAGCACAATCCTTCAGCAAGTAATCGCAGACATGAGAGTACGCGAAGAACGTGGACTAATGAAGTACGGCACAACCGTTGACCGAACCGATTTAACGCAAGCGCAATGGCTGCAACACGCATACGAAGAAGCTCTTGACCTTGCGATTTATTTGAAGAAAGTAATGAGTATCAAAGCTGAATCAGATAACGCATGAGAAATCATTCACTAACCATTATTACAACCATTAACGCATGATAACTCATTCAAAAAACAACTTTAATTTATACGTGACTTCGGTACTTTTTGCTGCGGTTTTTATCGCAGTATCAGAAGTAGAGCTAAGTGGGAGAAGCTATGTCGCTGCATCGTCCAGCCGAATTGCGTATAACGGTCGGTTGTATGGCAAGTTGCCGACTTTGAAACACTAACTTGTCAAATTAGTAATAACTTAATTAAATGTAATAATTATGAAAAACCATAGAAACTGCAATTTGCTATACAACTTGTTAGCAGTTGTTTTTAGATTTTTAATGAGAAACCTTGAATTTATTCCACTTTGCTTCGCACTTCAATTTTGGTTCGATGCTGGTAATAGTTGGAAATACTGGGTAACAATTATATTAGTAGCAATAGCAAGTGAAATATCTATCCGTTGGCGTAAGGATAATAACTGCTAACGGCAAAGTGTTGCTGTCAGTGTGGGAATTGGCAGCAGAACAGTTTATTAATAAACTAAAGACAACAATATGAACAAAAGTAAAATTGAAAACGGTCTGCCCACATTGCAGCAACAAAATGTTATGCGCCCGTTGTTTATTGACAAAGTTGAAAAAATGCTCTTAATCAGCAAGCGATTTAGAAAATGTGATTGGCAAAATATTGACGGAGTTAATTACTTAAGAATGATTGATACAAAGACACTTGCTCTTGCGATTAGGGACATAATTAAAGAACTTGATAATGGCGCATAACGTAAAAGCATTGGTGTCTGTTTGGGCATCAAGGCACAAAAGTTCAAATTAATAACTAAAAGTAAAATATATGCAAACAGTTGAAACAACAACGTCAAGCCCAAATAGCACCAATGCAGTGTTAGCGGCTGATGCAGCAAAAGATGGTATTGCTGTCTATTGTAAGGGGTCTTGCGAAGGGATTATTTATGCTGTCACAAATAAAGGTTACAAAGACAAGGAAGCCAAGAAAGAAATTGATTGGTATTGGAATAACGGATACAGGATGGGTATAGTATCAAAAAGGGAAGTTCAGGAAAAGTTTGGCTGCACTTGCAAAAAGTAGCATTTGCCGCTAACTAATCAATAAGCGAAAGTCAACCGATAGCTTGACCAAATGGTTAAAAAGGTAAACACATAACTTGACAAAATCCTAACTAAATTGGTAACAAGTAAAGCGATAACTTGTCTTTTACGGCACAATTATTCGGAGATTTGTGAATTATATAACAACTTAATAAATTAACTAAACTTTGTACAAATGAAAAAACAAACAGCAGTGGAGTGGTTATTTGCACACCTATTACCTTTTCTTCCATTTTCTGACCCAAAAGAAAGAGAGCATTTTAGACGGTGTTTATCCGAAGCCAAAGCAATGGAGAAGGAGCAGATTGTTGATGCTTATAGGAAGGGTTATAGAGAAGGTGCTTTGCGCGAAGATTTCAAAGATTACTACAACGAAACATACGGAGGTGACAAATGAAAACAGCAGTACAATTTCTGATTGATGAAATCAATAACGATGCACAAGTGCAAAGCAAAACCATGAAAGAATGGAATGAAGTATTTGAACAAGCGAAAGAACTGTATCGCGACCAAATACTTGAAGCCTATCGAGAGGGTAGAACCGACCAACAAAGCACCATTGATAAGTGGTATGATAGAACATCAGCGGATTATTTTAATCAAACCTACAAATGAAAGCAACACTAACATACAACCTTCCAGACGAGCAGTTCGAATTTGACGCTGCCGTTAAAGGAGCGAAAGCGCAAAGCATCTTGCTCGAAATGGATCAGGAAATGCGAGCCATAATCAAATACCAAGATGGGTTGTTGCCTGAAGTTTACGACATGGTTGAAAGATTGCGCGACTTACTCCGGGCGAAATGTTTGGAAGAAGGAATCCTCTTGTAACAATTTTATATCTAAATTTGTTACATGGAATCAAATGCAACCTACAACGTGCCCATCGTTTACAACCTGACCGATGTAAATGAGAGCGAATTACTTCAGGAGCTTATCGCATTACGCGATGAGTGTGAAGCAATCAAAAAAGAATTACAAGAAATAATCAATCAACTTAAAAATGAGTAAAGTAAAAACCACCAAAATCGGAGCGCGAGTCAGCGAGTCCGATAAAAAGAAAATCGCATCACTTGCAAAAAAAGCCAAACAATCCATTGCTGAGTTCCTTCGGACTAAAGCACTCGCCACCGAGCAAGGAAGTGTCCGAACTTATCGCAAAGGCTGAAGAACTGCTAACACGTGAGCTACCGCAGGCAGTGTACAAACCAGCTCCACACGTGACAGTGTTGGACTTTCGGCACTGCTTGCGCTCTCACTTAATGCACGTGAAAAACAACTATCAATTTGAATCATGCAAACCTTATACAGAACGTCTCAAAAATTTAATTGAACATGGCTTACGAATTACAAGATAACAGCGGAACGCTATTTAAGAACAATAAAAAGCAGGATGGTGATAAACTACCTGACTACACAGGAAACGTCAAAATAAACGGCAAAGAATTACGCATTGCAGGATGGGTAAAGCAAGGCGCGAAAGGTTCTTTCCTCTCACTAAAAATTAGTGAACAACAAGCAACTGATAACTTGAAAAATAAAGCTGCACAATCAAACGGCAATTCAGACGATCTTCCGTTCTAAAATTGTGACAGTAGAAGAACTCATCGTTATACTCGAATCGTTTCACCCCGAAACACCCGTGTACGTTGCTATAATGCAAAATCAATTATACATATACGACCCAGTTGTCGAAGTTGGAATGGCAACAGATGAAACAGGCAGCTTTCCTGCGTGCTTCATCAACTCAGAACACTTTGAAATTAAAGCCTCACTAAATTGACACCACTCGAACAACTCATTAGCCACTATACAAGCAAGGCAAACAAGAACCGCAAAGCTATTGCCGCAAGTATTTACCAAGACTTTGTAAACTATTGCACCGATTTACTCCAAGTCGAGCGCGATTATTTTATCAATGGTTATATTGCAGGCGCAGAAGACATGAAAACCAAAATGCAAAACAATGATAACAGTACAAACCAAACCCCACAAGAGAGTTGAGTATCATGCAGGAACCATCACAATGTGCGTTGCTGGAAGTGACACAATCAACTGGGAATTCGAACTCATTCGCTCAATCAATGGCGAACAAAAAAATTCCGTGCGATTACTAACCGAAGCAACAGAAGGTCAGCGCGAAATAATTGTGGGTACAATACTCGCAAATCTGAACTGCGAACAAATTCGGTGGAGTTGAGAAAATGCAAAGTTTGCTCTGAGAAATTCAAGCCGCGATTTAGCTCGTTACAAGCTACGTGTCTCAATCCTGACTGCATCATTGAATACGCTAAACGTGTCAGCGAAAAGCAGCAGAAAGCCGAAATGAAGGAACGCAAGCAACGACTCATCACACTGGCTGAATGGAAGCGCAAACTGCAAACTGTATTCAACAAATATATTCGACTACGTGACGAGCGCAAAGGGTGTATTAGCTGTGGCAAACCATTACGTGGCAAGTATGATGCAGGGCATTTTTATTCCGTTGGTTCAACTCCGAATTTGAGATTTGATGAAAGGAATGTTCACGGTCAATGCGTGCCATGTAATCAATACAAGCATGGCAATTTAATTGCGTATCGTGAGGGTTTAATTCAACGGATAGGCTTAGAGTCATTTGAACAACTTGAAGTGGATAAAACGAAAGAATTGCGCTTGACAATGCCGCAAGCACAGGACTTAATTGCCCACTATAAAAACAAAGTTGAATATGTACAACGAGAAGCAAATCGCGGAGATAGCAAGGCTCCGAAAGCAAAGAAGGGCACTCTTCCTAAATGATTCCACTTCTTTCGAGGATGAAGAAATTTTGTGTGATGTTAGCCTGCGACTATTCCAGCTCACAGGACATCGCGGTTATTTGCTCGGTGTTTGTTAGCGTATGCGCCCTTTAATGATGCGCAAATTCTGAACTTCAAAATCACCGCTTGGCTCGACTTTTATATGAGCGAAACCATGCGTGTATTTGTTGCCGGATGGATGGTAGTCAGGTGAAAGCTCCGACAAACATGCCACACTCCAACACGTCACAACCTTGCCGTTAATTGAAGGTTCGGTGTGTTCACTTGTTTGATGGTGATGTCCGCAAATAGCATTGTCTTTTGCCTTCATGTAAAGTGATCGCGCCACGTTCACAGGACTGAAAGCCGACTTTCCTAATTCGTGACCATGCAGAATTGTGAGCTGCCCGGCATGAATGATTTGTTTGTCAGGTATGAATGTGATTCGGTGTTGTTCGAGCTTCAATAAGGTTTCAAGATTGTACTCACCGAGTCCTAAAAGGTCAGGTGCTTGACGCATGATGTAATGCTCAAACCTTATATCGTGATTTCCACACTTGAAATAAATTTCCTGAGTTGGAAATAACTTGCGTAATACGGTCAAAAATTCTCGGCACGTGTTCACCTCATGAGCCAAATCTCTTTTGCGTGGGTCTTTCTCAAATCTACTAATTGCATAGAAGTCGATTAAGTCACCATTCAAAATAATCGTATTGACTTTGTGTTCTAACCCGTATTGAAGTGCCAGCGTGAGAGCTTCGATGTTATGATAAGGCACGTGAATATCTGAGAGCAAAAGAATATCATTCGCGCTTTTAGGCAATTTGAAGGCACTATAAACCGATTCGCGTGACGTTGGCAAGCCGAGAGGATTCGGCTCGGGTTTAAGTGCGTATAATAAGCCTGAAAATGCGTTTTGCTTTGGTGCTGATTGTTGCTCTTTGATGCTCAACTTTGCCGCTTGCTTTTTGAAGCGTTTGAAGTTGTTGTAAAAGCTATCAAATGAACACTCGCCCTTAAGGTTTAATGACTTGTAAACCCGTGCCACTTGACTGCGGTAGGGCTCAGTGCTTTTGCCGAAAATAATCGGCTCAAAATATTCTCTGTATTTAGGTAAACTCATATTTCGAAATGTGGATAGTCCTTGAATTTCTTCCAGTCACCGCCCCACTTCACCGCAGGATTCATGGTTTTAATGATGTTCGCAAAATTGATGAAGTGCTTTTTATCCCAAGTCAATCCACCACCAGCCAATCTAAAAGCAATGTCAATGGCTCGCGATGGATTCGTGTTGTGCTTGCTTCCAGACTTTAATTGCGTGACAATCTTGCCCGGCTTTGTTCGACCTTGTGCATATAGCTCAAGTTGTTCTTCAGGTGAACGATAAACGCACGTAATAAATGGTTGCGGTGCATTCGGGTAAGTCATCATGTACGCTAACGATGCCATCGAATAAGCATCAGCCAGCTCCTTTACCGCATCACTCAGCGACCGAGTCGGCATTCTGCAAAGATTTCTTCAACTTTCTTTTTTCAATGGCTCGGACAATTAAGCCAATGACAATGAGTAAAAGTTCGCGCACCAAATCTGCGCTTCCGGGATTTGTTAAATCTTCCATATTTAATTTATTTCGTCAATGTCTTCATGATCATTGAGCGTGTTATCTAAAAAGTGAACGAATAAGAAGGCTTTCGCCCCATCGTATATTTTATTTATTCTCGATTTCGTTGCTTCAAATGATTGCTTGACGAGTTTGTGGTCATAGTAAATGACAAATGCAAAAAATACACACACCACAACCGCGATTATTAGCATATCATTTCTCATTTGTGACATTTTTGCCCATAATAAGAACCAAAATAAACTTAAAAAAAGCAACTGATGCACCCAAGTACGCAAGCACTTTCGCACATTCAATCACAATAGGCGGCAAATGCACAGGCTCAACACCTTCCAAGGCAGTGCCAGCTATAAGCAAAGTGCATGACTTAACGAAAGTCATTGCAGGCTCAGCGAAATCAACGTCAAACGGGTTTAGATTTAGATTCATTTTTCTTCAATTTAAGTAGCATCTCACGTTCGTACTTGCGCAAGGCTTCAGTTTCTTTTTTTATTTGTGCTTTCAGTTCCTCTTTGGTCATGGGAGCTTACTCAATAAGTTACTAAACACTGGTCCACGTGTATTCATTGCAGTGTTTCCGCTTGAAAAAAGATAGTTTGAACTGCTCTTTTTTACGCCTATCGGTGAGCGTTGCGGCCAGACGTTATTTGAGTATTCAGGAAATAGCGAACTATTCGCACACAAATAATCCACCAACACGCCAGTATAATATTCTGCATTTGATTTCGCACGCTCAATAGCATCCTTCATGACCGAGTCAGAAATAGGTGAAGCATCTTCGCTTGTACGCTGTACCAAAGTGCCGTTATCGAGCTTGTATGTAAGCGATGGAATGGCTTCAACCATAGTCCACCACAAAACAACTTTACGGCAATAATCATCCACCAAAGTTTGGTAGTTACCGCTCAATGTATTGTTAGCGATTTCGTTTTTTAAGTAGTCAAATAATGAATCACCCAAGTAGGGCGAAAGGTATTTGTCTTGACTCAAATATACCGCAGGGTATAAAAGATTTGGGTCAACCGCACCGTTAACCTGAGTGTATTTTTTTATGTAGTTTTCTGATATGAATAATACTTCTGCCATTGTGTTTTATTTTTTATATGCACTTCCATTTCTGCCCCACACTGGATTCGTTGGTAAGAATCCGCGATAATCCATGTCTTCAGGTAGCTTTGCAACAAGTGCTTCATTCCTTACCTTGTAACCCATGCGTTCAGCTTTTGCCACCGCAATCCTGCGAGCATCTTCACTTTCGGGGTTAATCTTTGCGCCCTTGCTATTAACCCACACGGTCTTCTGCCACCAATGTTTGCAGTTGCCACCGCCCTTGTAGAACCATATATCGTAATTGTTTGTACCATTAGGACCCCAACCCGGATTGACCGCTTTGCCTTCCATAGCAACAATATCCTCTTTGCGATATAGCTTATTCGCACGTAGCATCTTGCGGCAAAATTCCCTCATGTTATCATGCCTAAATTCACCTGCATACACGTAACGAGTAATGAAGTAGTTGCCATCAATCAAAGCGTCTTGTCCACTTTTAAGATTTGGTGTTGCTCTGCCCGTGCTTGCTAATTCGTGCGCTGCGATAACTTCGAGCTCTTTGTTTTCAGCATCGTCGGTATCGTAGTCAACCTCGTAAGAATCTATCAAAATCCAATCCTCATGTGGATCCTCACCGAGCGCAATAAGTTCATCTGCAACAGTTGAATTTTCCTGCTCACTTAATTCGTGGCACTCACTCAATTCGTGGCAACAACTCTTTTTTTTTTCAAGTGATTGTACCACAGGCGCAGGTGCAGGAGCTGGTTCGGTAGCAACCGAGAACGACAGCGGTGTGTTAGGAATAACAGTCAACTGAATATTTGGAATTTCAAACGATAGAATCTCGGTGAAACCTTTAATGATTAACCGTTGCGCTGGCTCGATAACTTGGTTCGTGAATATCTCTAAACCAACAGCCATTTCGTCTTTGTTTGAACCAAAACCCGACTGCGTTCTAATACCGAAAATCAAAGGTGTAGTAATTCGGTGAGCGACCATGACTTTGCTTGTCGATTCCTCACTCAAAAATTGATATTGTTTATCAGCATCTGAAAGTGGGAATGAAGTGATGTCGGGCTTTGGAGTATCGCGCTCGTTGAAAGTCATCAAAAACTTTCCTGCATTGCGTGCGCCCGTGAGTAACTTCTCCCAGTCACGTTTCATATCCCACTGCTGATCGGGTGGAATTTGCCCGTTGAAGAACGAAATAATGAATGAAGGAAATAAACCATTCATGATGTTATTCACGTGGTACATTCCTATCTGACGCTCTAATTCAATGTAATTTACCGCACTCCAATAGTCAGGATTCGGATAAATCTGTCCGCTTGTATATGCAAACTTCCAAAGCACTTGCGACGGCTCTTGTACTGCCATGCTCGGATTGAACTTTGGAATGAATGTCGGTCTGTTTTTTTTCTTGCGTGTATTCGCCCAGTCTTCGCTGTGATAAATTCCGATAACCTCTTCATCTTCACCCTCAACCGCAATGCGACATTCCTCAAATGGTAAGTGCTTCAACTTTGCAATGGTCTTGCGGTCGTTTGAATAAATCACCTCAACGAAATATCCACCGTATTTTTTGAAGTCATGAGACGCAGCATAGTATTGACCGTAAACATCGAGCGCATCAACACGCTCCTGCCCTGTATTCGATGTGATTCCTTTGCCTGCAATCATGTCACCGATTGAAATGCACAACGAACCATGAACTGGACTGCTCTCTGAAAGCTCACGCAAGTATTGTGGGAACAAATTATTTACCCCAAAAGATACCCAGCCGCCACGATCAACACGCTCAACCGAACTTACTGGAGTATATTCTTGCAACTTTACATTGACTATATTGTTATCCATTGTAAATTATATCGTCTTGAATTGTTATTGTAGGCACATCGAAATAAACGCCTGAATCATTCAAATACAAATAACCACGCTCACATATACCAACAACGCTTGCATCATTTGGGTCTGTGTTGCTGTTTGAATTTTGACCATATACGTCATACCGATAACGCCCGGGTAAAGTTAGTCCGATAGTCGTTACCGTAAGTTCTGTATAGCGTTGGTTTTCCACAACAATAGGCGGCACTTGCGCGATTGAATTACCCACGTTTGAGTTTTCTTCATGATAAATCAAAAGCAAATAATCGGTGAATGCAGTTAAATAGTATTGCCGTGCTTCATCGAGTGAAAGCCGTAATGTTTGCCCTGCTGTATTTGTATTTAGATAAACCATTGTGTATAAAAAAGGTGGGCAGCGAGCCCACCCGTTTAATATTTATATCAATTTATTATTGAGCTTCAGTTGTTGAACTTACGGTGTAACCAGCGGCAGTCATAGTAGCGTCATTTAACGTGTATGGCTGAGTTGGTTCGTCACTTGTAAATGTCAACTGATAACCTTGCAAGTCACCGAATGCAGCTCCGGTCTGGAAAGTTCCTGCGGTCATGTACATCCCATTGGTTGTACCGAAAGCGATGATTTCACCGCTGTTTAATTCTACGAACAAACCAACACGAGCTTTTGCAAGTGCTTCCATTTCCTCACGCTTATTAGCATTGATGTTTTTTAAGCTCAATGAAACGCTGTGAGTATAGAACACCGTGCCATTTTCAAGCGAAACGGTAGGATTGAAAGTCGCAGAACCTGTATTTTTTAACGGCTCATAAGTAAAAACCGTTCCTGTTCCAGCTGTTACTTCGGCAGGAGTTCCACCTATTGTATAAGTCAACTGATCAAAAGAACCGATATATATTTTTTTTACACCTCCGATGCTATCGTTACATCCGAGTGTGAATCCTGTGGTTAATGCGCAACTCATGTTTTTATTTTATTAAGGGCGGCTATTACACCGCCCATTGATTATTTGTTAATGATTAGAAGTTAGTTCCCCAAGTAGCGATTTCACTTGTGAAACCAATTTGCGCACCGGCAAAGAAGTTACACTTGAAACGTACATTGTCTGAACCGTCAAGCTCGCTCATGTCCAAAACTTTCACCTCATTCCACTGATTCAAAAGATTTGTTCCAAAGTACAAATTGCTCTTTTGTGTCATCAACATGTGGTTTGCGTAAAGACCGGGACAAACAAAAATCTGATAACCCAAGTATTGCTTTGGCATTTCAGGACCTCCGTAAGTGTACCATCCATTTCCTGCAGCAGCAGAAGCAATCATGTAGGCTTCCCATGCGTTCAATGACATGTAAATGATAGGCTTTTCAGTTGAACCTTTTACAGCGTCTGGGCAAGCGTCAACGAGATCCTCAACAGCTCCGACAATAGTAGCAGAAGTCAAAGCACCTGAACCAGCATTCTGATCGTCACCAGCATCTTGAATCAATTCGCAAAAACCTTTGTAAGTGTTTGCAGTTCCAAGACCTTGCCAAATCATTGTTTCATTTGCAGCGGCAGCACCGCCCAAGATGTTTGCGATAAGTGCATCAGTCAATGATACAGGAAGAACACCATCTTGAGTTTCTTTTGCATCCCAATCGTAAAGCAAGTTTGAAGTATTCAAATCACCTTTGCATATTTCGCGGTGAATTTGGAACTTCTTCAGCTCAAGAATTTTCTCATTCAAAGTAACAGTACCTGAAGGAGTGAAATCACAAGTTGCATCAGCAAATGTGATAGAGTCAGTTAATCTGCGAACAACAGCTTTGTAGTCCACGTTTTCAAGGACAGTAACGCCCTTTAATGATTCATTTGAAAGCAGGGCAGCACGAATGTAACCGCCTGCAACTTTACCAGCGTATGTTGTGGTTAAGTTAGTAGTTGTAGCCATTTTCTTTTTTTATTAAATTATTTTTGTATTTTTTGAATTTCAGCAAGTACACGCTCCTGATAAGACATTTGCTCCCATTTTTTTGCAGGAGCAGGAGCCGCACTAAATACGCTCTTTCTTTCTTTTACTGAAGTAGTCGCAGGTGCGCTCTTCAATGCAGCAAGTTCGGTAGCACTTACAACGGCTTCGTTCTTTGCCTTTGCAAGTTCCTCTTTTACTGAAGCAACCTCACCGCTCTTTGCAGAAAGCTCGTTGGTCAGCACGCTGATTTTTTCAGACAATGATTTGATAGTTGCCATGAAATCTGCAGTACTCATTTCGGTTTCAACCTCAACCTCTTTTACTTCAGCAATCTTGCCGTCCTCACCAACGATGAGAACTTTGCCGTCTTCAAGTGGGTATTCGCCAGCACCAACTGGGAAAGAGTTTCCATCTGCATCTTTCATGTAGCAGTCACTACCAACACCGAAATCGTTAGCAGTTGTGTAAATCATATTGCCATCCGCAAGACGTGCTTCGGCTTCGAGCTTTACTTCGGTGTCGAATTTTACACCGTGCTCTTTTGGATCAATTCCGAATTTGTGGAATATACCAAGAATTTGTTCTTTAAGATTCATTATAGTATTTTTTCCTATAACGGAAGAATCTCAATTTTACCCCCGACAAGTAGAAAAAAAAATAGCGGAGCCGTTGCCCCGCTATTCTTGTTAACCTAAATGCAATAACTAAAACAACAAACAATGAGTGGCAAATTTATACCATTGAAAGCACCCGTTCAATCTCTTTTAATAACGAAGATTCAACACTCTGCACTTTCATTTCAACGGCTTCCTCAACGAACATTCCCTCGATGCTGAAACCTCTTATATTACCTGACTTCACTTCATTCCATACGTTGTCATCGTCAACCTTTGCACCGATGAACCATGTACCATTGGGCAAATCACTCAATCCGAGCGCAATACTTTTGTCTGAATCACCTTCTTTAAGCCATGATTCAACTATGGTCACGCCCGTTACTGGGTAGGCGTGTTGTAAATTAGTTGTGTGGTGTAAGTTCTTTTTGTAGAAATCATGCGCGAGCGTCTCAATGGTTGCTTTGTCAAAAGTCATGTAGTATTCCTCGTTGTTTTTATCAATGCGAAGTATCAACTTTTCGGGAATCAAAGCCGCACCGTATAACATCCTGCGCTCGTTGTCAACACTTGCTAACTTTATTTTGGTGCTCGATAACGCAACCCAATTCTCTTCGATGGCAGGCATATCAACAAGCCCCATCGCAGTAAGTCCTAACTTGCCATTTTCGTCAATGACACATTTAACGATTCTTTTTTTATCCATGTTTTTATTAGTTTATTCGTGCTAAATCTCTAACCTTATCGCGTGCTTCAACTGCAGTACTAACGTCTTGCGCAAGTACATACGCCTTTGGTGTTTGGTCAGGTCTGTTTTGTAGGAACCCTAAATTCAAAGCATTGAATGCAGGAACGCTCGGTTGACTTCCTCCACCTCCACCGCCTACACTTGGCACTGATGTACTTCCACCGCCACCGCCATCGCCACCGTTTTCATTGAATTTTGTTGATGCAATTTTCGCTATTTGCGCAATACCCGTAGCTGCCGCAATACCAGCTTCAATGAATTGCACACCACCTGCTATTTTCAAAGCATTACCCCCGGCAGTTAATGCAGCCGTAACAGCAAGTCCTGTTTGAATACCAGCCTGTGCGATACCATAGGCTTTGTTACGATTGAATGCGGCACGTGCGCCTTTCTTGTTGTTCTTGCTAAATGCTTCATCGAGTCCTGCGATAGCACCAATGACATCACTTGCCATTTGCAAACGCTTCATATTTAATTCAAGATTGAGCTGACGAATTTTTTCAGCTTTTTCTTTTTCAATTTCAATTATTTTATCTTTATCATTATAAGCTAACCTTATTTTCTCAGAATATTCCAATTCTAATAAAGCACGTCTTTCTTCAAATCCAGATAAATCATTTTGAGCACGTAAAATATTTATTTCATTATTTCTTAAAGTTTCCGCGTCAGAAATAGCAATAGCATTATTTTGTAATGATTGTTCCAGTTCTTGTTTTTTTTGGGCATATGCAATTTCTGCATTTAACCTATCTTGTGTTCCCTCCTTATATGAATCAATTTGATTTTGTAATCTTTCGAGTTGTATAGATTTTTCTTGTTCTAAGACATCTCTCTGTGCTTTTAATCTGTCAATTTCATTTTTATTTGAATCAGCAGCAAATTTTGCTGATGTGATGGCTAAATCTGTTTTACTTTGAGCTTCTGTCTTTATAAGCTCATTAAGTTCTTTGTTTAATGCAATTTGATTTATTAATTGTTCGGATCGTTGGGAAGTTGCTTTTGCTTTTACTTCTTCAACTGCGGTTAATGCTTCTGTTACGGCTACCTGATTTTCTATTGTTTTACTATGCGATAATGTAGCTTGTGCTGCCGCTAATTGCGCTTTAGCTCCCTTCAATTCAATTTCTTCTTGTTTATCTATAATTGTACTCAATTTGGCATTTGCTTCAATTCGTTTTGTAATACTTTCTGAAGTATCATCGCGCAACTGTCTTTGTATCTCAGCTTCTCTTTCATATTGAGCGGATAATTTTGCAGATAATGCAGCGGTAAGTTTTGCATTATTTTGTAAATTAACTAATTGAACATTTGACTTATATATTTCTGATACATAATCGGAAAATGACTGTGCGCCTTGTATAACGGCTTCAGTTACATTATCTACGGTATTGTTAACACCTGTAAGTATATCGATAGATTCTTTTCCAGCTTTCCCAAATGAATCTAAGGCAGCGGAAAATTCTCCTGTAAATAAATTTTTAACACCTTCTGCTAAATAACCAAGAGTATCTAAAAAAGAATTAAATCGTTCTATAAGATTTTCTTTAATAGCATTACCAAAATCTTTTAACGATTGTACTGGATTTTCAAAAATTCCCTTAAAATAATCAATAATTTTTCCAGCGTTATCTAATATAAAATTAAATGCGTCTTTAATAATATCAGTAAACGTACCAAATGCAGCAGAAAAAAAATCAGTTGCTTCTTGTGTGGAACTTATTACGCTTTTAATTGTATTAAATGCAGCAGCAACTAAAGCGATAACACCAGTTGTTTTTCCTATTGACTTTATACCATCTGCTAATTTTTTGAATGCTGAATCACTTTTTTTAGATGTCTTCTCAAGATTAGCCGTTTTTTCATTTACATCATCTAATTGTTCTTTTACTTTATCAATGATTTCAGCATTACCATCGTCATTTATTCTTAGTTTGACAATGAATTCATTTTTCTCCATAATTATAAAATTAATTTATAAATACTAAATAATATTAATATCCAAAATATAGTGTGCACTAAATAGATAACGGAAGTTTTGACGATTTTGCGCCTGCGACTGATAGAATAACCCTCACGCCTGCATTTTATTCCAGCTTTCAATAAAGCTAAAGACATACCTATATCGTTTCTCATCTGAATTGTGTATAGTTTATTTGAGCCACCAATCGAGTGATGAATGGGTAAGTACCGCCTGCAAGCTGAATGTTCATTCGATGCTGTGCCGTATTCGTTGCCGTGTCAATAATTAAATTAACCGTGCGCCCTGCCATACTCGTATCCTGATATTGAACTATCGGAGCAGTCGCAAACGCAATGCCCGAACTTTTCCCAATCTGTGCCGTGATGGTTGCGTTGATGTACTGATTGATTGTTGGCTGAACCATGACTTGCATTCGCATATACCACGCAGTATTGTCTTCAAGTTCTATGCGCTTATTCGCGATGCCCTCGATGAATAACTCAAGCGTTCCAAGTGTAGCAGCGTAAGTGCCCTGCTCTGACATCATGAATGTGCCTGCACTTTGCGAACCATTGAACGCATAAGTTCTGTCATCTTGCGGCCAGCCACCACCGACAACTAAACCCGGAACTACACTTTCAACTGATTTGCCAAACATCGCAATGCCACGTTGGTCTCCTTTAACTTGAAGCGTGTCACCGACTGCAATTAAGTTGTCATTCGAACCGCTGACTTTTATATCATTTCCTGCAAACACCGAGAAAGTGGATGAACCAGCATCCAACCCAACCGTTGTAATTACATTGTTCGCGCCCGTGCTAATCGAATTGAGTGATGTAATTTCACCCTTGCCCGTTGAGTCGTTATTCGGCTTTGTTATTCCCGGCCTGTCACGAACCTTTCCGTAACAAAGATTTGTGTTCACGCTCCATGTAAAGTTGAAATAATTACAACAGTATTGAGTAGCCGACACGCTTGCACCTGCAGGAGTTTCAAAATTCACCGAACCATCGGGATTGTTCGATACAGGAACAATATCACAGGCAGGCTTTGCGGCTGCCCCGGGCGAAACTTTCAGCAACTTAACACGGGTGCTTTCATATTGCCCCATCTTGTAATCGCTCAACTCAATGATTCGCCAATAAGCATCTTTCACAAAAACGTAATCACCGAAGTTTAGACTCAATATATCGGTGTTATTCAACGCGAAACTTGCTTCGAGTATTCTCGCGTCATCGCTATAAATTGAATCCAAATAATCGCGCCAATATTGCGTGAATAAATTGTTCTGAGGATTCATTGTGTAGTCATGAAGCGGAGTCTCAGGCGCCCAATTCAAATCGTACTGCCCTGCAAAGTTTGGATTGTCACCACTTGTATTATTATAGTGATTAAGCAATGGCACGTTTTGGTAAACGGGCTCAAAGTTGGTTACATCGTCAAAAAGATATACACCTGAAGATTCCGACCAATATAAAAAGCGCAAGCCGGGAGCTGTGAACTTTGGTGGTTCTTCACCGCTTTGAGTCCAAAAGCGCGGGCAAATAATATTACTTCCATTGACTTGTGTCGATGGTGTTGATTGCGCAACGAGTTTAATATCTGTGCTTCCAGTTAAAAAAACGCTCGGCACTTGGCTCGCATCAACGGTGTACGGTTCAACTTTGTAATCGCCATAAATGCGCCCTTGGTCAACGAATAACTTTGAGTAAGTATCTTGCCCTGCCGAATAACTGAAATACAACTTTGACTTTTTGATGTCATCAGTTCCTTTAATTACAATGTCCTTTGAGGTATCGAGTTTCTTCGTCCAGTCAAGCGTTGAGCCGCTGCCCAAATAAGTTGACATCGGTTCAAGCAAAAGTTTATTCTCAATAGCCGCATCAGGAATAACCGCGAGATTGTGCATCTTAATGATGTCCGAAACGAAATCAATCTGCTTAACGTCTGGAGCGTTGTCTGAATAACTTATATCGTCACCACTTCCAATGATTAAATCATTGAGTATAAAAAAAGTTCCATAAGGTTGGAATGTATAAGTTGTGCTTAAAAAGTAATTTGAAGATGTAAAAAAGAATTGAACTGTATCATTCGCGTTAATGGAAATGTAATCACTTAAAACACTCACATCATCATCATTTCCATCGTTTACACCCGGAACGAAATATGTATAATTTGTTAATAATATACCATCATTAACTTGTATAATAAAATCAACACCGTCTAAATTATCAGGCACTAATGATTTCATTACAAATTGATATTGCCCGGTAACAGGAGCAGTATAATAATTCCCCGCAATATTGTACGCACTCGCATTATCCACTGTAACGACATTGAATGGAAAAAGTATCGGACCCCAAGGCAAAGACGTTATTGTATCGGTATATGCGGTTGAGCGTGTCACTGTTAAAGCGTAGTCATTTAATACAAAATTTGTTTTGATTTGTTGGCTGTTAATCCAAGGCACATAGTAATCGCTTAATGTAGTTAATAAGCTACTCGCGTCAAGTTCGAATCCAGCATCCTCGAAGATTTGATTCAGTATGTAGTCCGCTCGTAAGCACGGTGTCAGGTCACTTGCAAATAATGGTTGACTTGAATTTTGTATTGATCTTGTGTTTGCTTCACCGTATTCACTAAACGCTTTGTTGCCGCTTGCCCTGTCAATCAATGCCCAAATTCTTTCGCTTGTAATATTTGTGACATTCGTGAAATTTACTTCCTCATCCAAATTCGGCAAGTCGGTCAAGTCCTTGAGTTTCTTTTCACCCAACTCCTTCACGAAATTCGGAGCATCACTATAAAACGCAACTTGGAAATCACTCAAATAATCCTGTTGCTTATACGCAGCCATAACCCGAATGTAACCGCGTGAAATCGGTATTGTGTCAACCCTTAATTCAGCGGTGTACTTTCTACTAAACGATTGAACATCGTCAACGAAATTGTAATCGTACAACGGTCCAAGTGCTTCGACATTCCGCTTCGTTGCAGGAATCCTGAAGTCACGCGAAAACGTGCCTATCTGACTAAAGTTATTTAAGTCGGTAAATTGATATGAAAGCGAAATGGATTCGTTTGGATATAAGTCAAGAAAATATTCTACTTCAGTATTGATTGCGACATCTATAAAAACATCGGTTGCAGGGTTTCCAACACCTGACCAAACAATAGGAACATCAAGCGTAATATTGCAAGTGGATGAATCATAACCAATGATAATTGCCGTATTGTTTACATCTGCATCAGGCACTGAAAACGTGCCGCCTATTGTTGGTTGTATTGATGGAACGCATGACCAAGGAGCACTTAATGTCGAGTTTAAGCTAAAGGTTGTGAATCCGTTAATAGCAAGTCCAGCGATAGTATATTGATTCGTTTGGTAAACAATACCTCCCGACTTGACTATGAGTTGTACTTCGTTCTGCATTTAGTGTGACCAATAAGGTTGTGAATATTTCAAGTTGAGCGTGATGTTGTGCAACTTTCCATCTTTGTTTTTCTGCTCTGCGAATGATGTTTGCTCAATGCTCACAGGTGTTATTCGATAACACGTTTTCCCGTCAACTTCTGAAGTTTCTATTATTTGCACTTGGTTAGCAACAAGCAACGAGCGTAAAAAAATAAACTCGTTATCACTTAGCCAGTCACTCGTAACAAGTAATGAAGTTGTATTTAAGTTTGATCGGTCTGTAAGTATTCGAGTCGTTGGGCGAAATGGCTGAATTGCAGCACCTGTAAACCCATAATCGAAATCCGTTTTCAATACCGAGTTGTATTGCTTGCGCTCAATCTGCGTAGTGCGCTCACTCTTTAATTGAAAGTTCCAGTAATCCCATCCTGCTCTGCTATTAACCCAAGCAACGCGAACAGGGGTATAATTACAATTCTGATTCCAGTTGCCAACTTCTTCCTCGTTGTAAAAAATGTAACGAGCAGAAACACGCGAACTGCCTGCCGTTATTCCATACACTTCATAAGCAACACAGTTGCCCGGAACGCTTATGCTTTGACACGCTGGGTAACAACCGACGTGGATCAATGGACTATTTGCGGTCAACGGAATTACCTCTTGCGAAATGAAACCTCCTGCTGAATTAAAATAAACTACTTTAACTGAAACCAAATCATTGCCTGTCAACCAATCTGAAGTTGAAAAAGTCAAGTGCCCTATATCAGTCCAACGACACGCGATGTAAATAATATCGTCACCGCTGAAAAAACTTTTATACCAATTACTTGTTCCAAAATATCTATCACTATAAGCTAACCAATAATCTTCAGCAGCTGTAAAATTCATCGGTACTTCCCAAGAATAATAACATGAAGCCGGGGAATTCATTACGTCTGGTTTGTAACCTTGAAACGGCTGAAAATAAGAGTTCGTAACAACCATTCCTGAAATCGTGTCAACAGCTTCTTCATTCTGAGTAAACACCCCATCGACTACCCACCACTCAGTAATTTCAATATTATATTCATTGTAACCCCAACCAATCGGTTCGTAAATAGTATCTTCGTGCAAATCAAAACTACCTGTATATTCATCCTGATGTCGCAAGTTTACAAGCGGTGCCATGTCAAATACTCCGCGCCCTTGTGGGTCAGGTGAAATAAAGACCTGATATTCTTTACCACTTGCAACCTCTGTTAATTTGAAGCCGAATTTGAAGCCTGTATTACCGCTATTGTCGCTTGTATAAACCACGTAAAGACGTTGCCCTTTGCGAGTGTATGAGTAAGGTTTGTCAACTTGTGTAAGTGCCATGTTATTTGTTTCTTTTGTCTAAGTCCAGTTCGAATGATATAGCTTCATTCAAGTATTGAAAAAACGCATCCGAGCGTTCATCTAATATCTCTTGAAGTGCTGTCGTGTAGTAAAGTATTCCGGGCGTGCCGTTGCGACCTATTGCCTGCGCTATTCGTTTCGCAGCATTGCGTTGCGCTTCATCTGAATATTTGATGAACTCATTCTTTGAGTTACGCAACCGAATCTTGCGGACTTTCATCCACTCAATTATTGGATCAATCGGTGGCGGTGTTGCACCTGCCCTTCTGCCGAACTCGACAATGTCAGCGTATTGCCCCGTTGCCGAATCCTTTGTTGTGAATTTGATGAACGGTTTGCCGCCTGCTACACTTGCCTTGAAAGTAAGCGAGTTGTAAAGTTTACCAGTCGCATATCGGTTGCGCTTGTAAGTCTTGCCGTTAGGGTAACGAATGCTTTGAGTAACTTTCAAATTACTCTTTGCACGCTCGACAACGTCTGCGCCTAATATGTTTAGTAAATCCTTAAGTTGTTTGTTCATCGCTCGGTGTGTCGCTGGCAGTTGTTACCGCATCGCCTGTAATGACTAAATTCAAAACATAAGCCGCATATAAATACGCACCCTCATTTGAGTCATCCCAATTTTGATAGTCGCTGCCAGTCATTTCAATTTTACCTGACGCAAGCAAGTCGAATGTTTCACCCATGAGCGAGTAATAAAACACCGCCGTTGTGCTTAGATTATCATAACTGATGTACATATTGAAGTAAACAGCATTTTGAATTTTGCCATCACTCCATAATTGAATTGGTTGTATTGTTTTCATATTTCAAAATATTCAAGAATTGATCCTGCTTTGATTGTTAATATACCAGAGTTTGCCGCACCCTTGCTGAATTGAATCGCTGCCGTTCCGTTATTACTCGCAATCAATATACCTTCAACTGTTGACATCCATTGTGCAGTTGAATTAGCACCTGCAAATGTGACTACACCGAGAGCGTTAAGATTGAATCTATTCTCAACTGGAGTGCCCGATGGAGTTGTCACTATACATATCTGTTGATTGACGCTTGTAACCCCTACATTAGCATTGATTCCAATACGAATACTGACACTTGCAGAATTCGCTGTATGCAATAACAATGCTTTGAATTTATACCGCTTTCCACTCGTAATCGGAAAGGTCAAACCAGTTATATCGGACACAACTATTGCTGCTGTGCTATTACTCGCTTGGTCTGAAGTTGTAACCAGTTGAAACGTAGTGCCCGAAGGAATACCCAAATCAGTTTTAAGTTGCGCCGCAGTTATCGCGCTAACGTTGTTGTCTGCTGCTATCTTCAGGTAAGTGATTGCGCTCGGATTCGCAAGTTTCACGATGTTTTGACCAACCGTTGTTGAATCATTTATCGTGCTGACTGGCGTGCTCAATGTACCGCCCAAAGTCAAATTGCCGCTACCCGTAACTGTGCCGCTTAAACTTAATCCTGCGGTTGTTCCCGTTCCGCTTACACTCGTGACCGTTCCAACTGATAGGTTGCCGCTTCCGAGTAATGAAGTTGAATTAACACTTTTGATGTTAGTGCCTGAAACCAATGCCGCTTGCTTGCCATTGAAAGTATTCCAGTCCGTGCTGCTTAAATATCCACTTGTTGACGTATTCGCTTGCGCAATCGAGAGCGTTCTATTTGCGCTCAAATCTCCACCACCTGAAAGCGGTGACGTTGTCGAAATGCTTCGCGTGGTTTCAACTTTCGTTGTACTCAAATGGTCAAGTGCATCCTTTACGCTCGTACCTGTTACGCTGCTCGTGTTATTCACTTGGTCAGCTCCCAAATGTTGATGCTGCCACTTCGCAGGCGAACCACCGTACACCCAAACCTCATCCGTTGAAGGCGTGCCGCTTTGCATATCAATGCCATGTATGCGGTCCACATTCGGATTTGGATAAGTGCCTGACAAGTCACCGCCTGCACTCCCTGATGGTGGTAATGATGTCGGTATATTTTGCAATGCTCCTGTTCCATCCACTAATTGCGAAGCCGTTCCATTGGCTGATATTGCAATAGTTCCGCTTGTTATCACAGGCGAACCACTTACACTGAATGCTGGATTTGCAGGAGTAGGAACTGAAATTCCTACCGATGTAACACTGCCTGAAACTTGCAACACCCAAACCGCCGCTCCAGTTGTGTTGTCGGTGCATTCATAAATTGAACCATCGTCAAGTGTCCATCTACTGCCAACAACAAAACCCTTTGTATCATCATCGCTGACCGTTGGCGTTGCTGTTAAATTATACAACACCTCGCGAATGGCAAACCCATCTTGTTGCATGACATACAACCGCCCGGCTTCCCACTTTAATTCATAGTCAACTGAACACTTCAATGCAACACCGCCGTAGCCACCTAAACCACTATTCGTCGTTCCCTCTGTTACGCGAGCACCATTGTTAAAGTAAACGCCTGCGCCTGCTCCGAATTCAATGTCGTTTGTTGTCGTGTTACCCAAGTCGGTAACTTCTTGCAACGTACTTGCGCCGCCTGTCACGTCAAATGTCACCGAGCCATCGCCGTTATCTGTGAGCGTGATGTTTTCGCCTTCAACTAAATTCAACAAGCTCTGATCTACGTTGTCAGTGCCGTTAACTTGCAACGTCACGCAACAACCTCCAAATGCTCCACCGCCCGAACTTGAACCGCCCGGAGCGTAGTCCGCAGGAATATCGCAAGCCGACCAATCCCAAGGCACGCGAATTGAAAGCGAAAGTGTTACGCCTGTCAGCGTGTGAGTATCCTCATGAATGAATGGAGTGATCGAACTGCCATCCACAATTTGAACACTCGAATCGAATAAGGTGTTGCCGTTCTTTATTTCAGCAAGCAAGTCTTCAGCCAACCGTGTGCAGTCGCTTATCGCTTCGCGTATGTATTCAGACTCATGTTCTTTGTCACGTGTCAAGTCGCTGAATGTGATGTCGAATGAATACTCGCGCAGACCTTCCGCCGGGTTAATCGTGCCGGGTATTACGTGCATCCACGGGTAATAATCCGCGCCTTGTTCTAAATAGCGCAAATCAATCTGACCATGTGAAAAGTGTTTAATCAAATAGTGGCCTGTGGCGAAAGCCTTCAGCCTGTCAATGATTACGTTGTATGATATGTTAGTGACCATGCTTGCTTAATTCAAATAATCTCTTTTGTTCTGCGTTGTAATCCTTCAAATAAGTCATGTGAGTGAACACTTCCCACGCTGTCTTGTTTAGTACAATATCCCACTTCGACATATCGCGCTCGGTTATTCCTTCAAGCACATGAACCCACCCGTATTTAGATAACGGATTTAATCCCCAATTTCCCTCGCCGCTTCCATCATCTGTGTCTCCAAATAAGTCAGCGAATCTTGAAAGAGTTCGTTTGCGATAGTCGAAAAAAAAATCAGAGCACCGTTCACGCGGTCCATTGTAATTCTCTCAATGATGTCGCGATAGTTTGGAACGGTCTGAATGTCGTAAGGCTCTAACTCGTAACGCTTGCCCCAAACATCTTTAACAGGGCGGAATAAGATGCAAAATAAATCAATGAAATATTTGTAGTTCTCAGGCTCAACAGGTTGCTTGTATATCTGCGAAGTGAAAGAGTCAAGGTCGATATACTCTTTGAACGTAAGCATATTCAAGTCAGGAATGAAACCCATGCGCACGTCACCATCGAAAAAAGTTTGCTCGTGTTTTGACGCACCACTTTGGCAAGCATCAACAAACAACTTCAATATCGTTTCAATCGCGCTAAATTGCAACTGCTCACATTCGGCAACTGGCTTTTGAATAGCAGCTGACACTTTCTCAATATCGGTTTTTGCCGTGTAGAATTGTACGTATTGCTTCAAGGTTATGCCCTCGACTGACTTAGGAACGTGGTATTGTTTCATATATTGCCGTGAATGTTAATGACAACAGGGTTCTGCTCGTCACCAGAGTGAATGTTTCGCGCTTGCTTTGGTTTGAAGTATTCGAGCATTGCCATGTAGTTCTTTAGAAATTCTTCATTTTCCATTTCCATAAGAATTGCCATTGCCCTATGCGCTCCCTCAGTCACGATGAACTCACCGAGCTTGTGCCACATTTCAGTCTTCTCATGAATCGCTCCTTTCGGTTTCAATCCTGAATGTCCTTTCATCAATCTGCCATTCGCGTCTCTTGGTGCTGCCATTTTGCTCAATAAAAAATAGTTTTACTCTTCCCCTTCAGACGTGTTCAAAGACTTCAGTTGCCCAACACAAACCGCATATCGCTGTGCTGGTTCGGTGTATTCTTTTATCATAACGTCATCGGACATACATCGACCGATAAATTCATCAGGCTTTTCACCTTGCTTTCTTGTTGGTATAGGCATAAGTTAAAATATTATTCCTTTCGTGTCGGTGTGTTTATTTATCTTTTTGATTTGCTCAGCGTTATTGTCGTAGTGTTTAGCTATCCTGTAACGTATCATGTACTTCCATTTGTCTTCGCCATTCGTGAACACAACTTTCGAATGTGGAATGCCTAACGTGTCAGCAAGTTTCAATACAGGGCGCGAGTCCGATATGTCGCGTGCCGTAATAATCCAAACATCGTTGCCTGCTTCGAGTTCATTCTTTGCGATTTCTTGCCCTCGTTGGGTTTCAAGCGTGCCATCAAAGTCAAAACTTACCCTTGTTGCTTCTGCTAATACTATTCGGTAACGCATTAGAGTTGTTCTAATTGTTTCTTAAATTCCTTAATCAGTGAGTTCACGCAACTTCCGCAAGTCGAAGGTTGTTCCCTTCTGCCTGTCAGCTTTGATTTCAACTCATATAATTTTTTCACTTGTTCACGTGTCAATGAAGATAACGGCAAACCGCCCACGAATGTCTTCAATTCCTCAATTTCCTCCTTTGAAAGTCTGAAGCTCTCCCACTTTCCGAGCGGACATTTCGCGAACATCAATTTAGTCTTGACGGGCATCACGCAACCGCATAACCTCACTTTCTTCCTGCGATAGTTGAACTCGTTTTCTTCGGGAACGCTTTCGCCTACTATCAAAGTTCCACAACTCATGGTCGTTTTACGATAGTATTTGCATTCCTGACAGGTCTTAATGCGGTGATCTCTAATGGCTGGCGGTACGGTGAACATCGGTGCGTAATTTTTTAAGTGCGTTTTGAATGTATTTATATAACCGTTTTATCGGTATGTTAGTCTTATCGCTCAAATCCTTGTAATCAAATTCGTCAAGCATGTACAATCTCAATAGTATGGCTTCACGTTCGGGCATGAGTTGAATGTAAGCATCGAGAAATTCGTTATCGAGCCTACTCCCGAGCCAGGGTTCATCGGGTTCAATGTCAAAAGCGTTGTCATTCTCATTCCACTTTTGCGCAAACTGCATATATTTCATGCCAAACCTTGAGCTGTCATCAATAGCCATTAAGTAAATTGCGCGGTTGACGTATGAAATTAGTTTATCCTCGCAAGCAAGTTCCTCAGCCTTCTCTCTTTGGTTCTCTAATATCTTCAAAAGTGTTTCGCTGACAAGGTCTTTAGCGTTGGTATGGTTCCTGGTTAATGTCGATGCGAACTTGATCCATGTCGGAAGGTGTTCGGCAACCGCATATTCAAGGCATTGTTCCAATTTTATTTTGATTTGTTCAAAATCATTCTACTTTTGTGCAAAGTAATTAACTAAATAACAATAACATGAGTAAAATTCTTAACAGCGACGGCAAAGTTTTGCTGAAACTCGCACCAAGTGAAATTGAAACAATCACTAATGCAGCTCTTGCAAGTGACCAACAAACAAAAGACCTTGTTTACAAGGCAATCATGAATGAAGCGCACCGAATCATGTCGCTGCAATCCAGTCGCGAACGTGTTGCGGCTATGGTCGGAGAGGACTTCATCGTGGACAAAGTCGCGTATGTATTCGAAGGCATGGTTTCAAGCATCACGGGATGCAATCATATTCTCTCAAGTGTTACGCGTCACCAACAAATTGTCTACGCAAGGTCAATTCTGATTTTCTTATTGAGGACTCAGTTCAAATCAATGCTGCACCTTTGCCCACTTGCGTTAATCGGTAGCTATTTCGTGCCGCGAAAAGACCATTCGACTATCATTCACTGTTACCGCAAGATAGTAAACGGCTATTGTTATGATTCGAAATTGCGTCAGGACTTGGATGTAATCAAACAAATGTGCATTGACATGAACCGTTTCGATAACGTGGTCAAAGAGATTGAGAAAATGGCAGAGGGTTATGCTGAAGTAAAAGCCATTCGCGACAAAAATCGCATTCATGCGTATTGAATACCTACCCAAACAAATCGAATGCTTCAAGGCACTTGCTACCGATTCGCCTTGTGAGATAGTTTTATACGGTGGCGCAGCTGGTGGTTCGAAATCATTCACAGGATGCGCTTGGCAAATCATGAGACGCTTGCATTATGCAGGCTCTCGTGGTTTAATAGGGCGAAGCAAACTCGATACCTTAAAGAAAACAACTGTAAAAACTTTCTTTGAAGTCGCTGGCATGATGAACCTTCGAACAGGGCGCGACTATGAACTAAACGGCTCAACCAACGTGATTACTTTCTTCAATAAGTCCGAAATCATTCTCAAAGACTTATTTCAATACCCAAGTGATCCAGTGTTTGATTCGCTCGGTGGCTTGGAACTTACTGACTTTTACGTGGATGAAGTTTCGCAAGTCACAAAGAAAGCCGTTGACGTGTTACGCTCTCGCGTTCGTTTTAAGCTGCGCGAATTTGATATAAAGCCGAAAGCACTACTAACGTGCAACCCTTCGAAAGGTTGGCTCTATAATGAATTTTATGACCCGTGGCGCAATCAAACACTACATGAGCGATATGCTTTCATTCAAGCCTTACCCGGTGACAATCCACACCTGCCCGAAAGTTATCTTGAAACGCTCGCGTCACTACCTGAAACCGACCGCAAAAGGTTGCTTCATGGTGACTGGGATTTTGACGAAAGTATTGACTGGCTATTCAAGTACGATGACTTACTTCGGTGCTTTCGTGAGGAAGTTGGAACGGGTGAAATGTTTATCAGTGCCGACATCGCCCGGCTCGGAAAGGACAGAACAATCATTTGCGTATGGAAAGGACTTCAACTATTCGAGATTCACGAACTACGCAAGGAACCAATTACAACAGTGGTGGCTGCTATTCGGAACGCAATCAATAAGCACAACGTAAAGCTCTCGAATGTTATCGTGGATGAAGATGGGGTTGGCGGTGGAGCCTGCGACCTGCTCCGTTGTCGAGGGTTCCTAAATGGAGGGCGTGCAAGGCAACCTGACAAGTTCACAAATCAAAAAGCCGAATGCTATTACAAACTTGCCGAACTTATTGAGCAAGGCAAAGTTATTCTGCCAGTGCCAAAGCGCGACATCATTACAAAAGAACTCGACATGATTCGGCGCAAACGACCTGAAGCCGATGGAAAGTTAGCCGTGACAGGAAAAGATGAAATAAAAGCCATGCACGGCGTGTCACCTGACTACGCTGATGCTATCATGATGCGGATGTATTTCGAACTTTCGCCCAACTACGGTAAATATTCCTACGTGTAAGTCGCTGATTTTCAAGGCAAATAAAAAAATTATGAAAAAAGTTTACACATTAGAAAATAGTGTGTATATATTTGCTGCCGTAACCAATAAAACAAACAATACAATGGATTTATCAAGCCCACACAACGACGAGCAATGTATCTGCTCATCACCCGACCAACTCGAAAACCGCTCACTGAAGGATTGCGCCTTCATGTACAAGCAACTTTCGACTGACCTTGAAAACATGAACAAGTATTTGTCCGCATCATTCAAGGAAGCGATTGCAGAAACCTTAAAGTATCGCGATGCAAGAACCGCCAAAGATGTTGAGCTGGTATTGCAACGCTTCCTCAAAGACTACGCAGCGCAAGTGCAAGACCTTTGCAGTGACGTTGACGATGTTATTGTAGTATGTGACCAAGAAAAATGCCCCTTTTGCAAATGAAAAATTTTATCGGTGTTGAAGACCGCATCAATGCGTACCTTAAGCTTCAATCTAACGTGCAACTGACAAATGATAGCAAGGATGAATTTCGCAGACTCCTACGCCTTATTGCAAGGCAGGCAGTTCGTGAAGCTACCGACATCATGATGTTCAATAGTGAAACCCAATTATCTAAATAACATGACAGCAAAACAAATTTCCGACCGCATCGAGCCATTCATTCCGGAAGACACCGATGTAATCACTTTGGCTGAAGCCGTTGCCATTGTACTCAGAGATCAATACGGCAAACACAATTACGACCTATTTATTAAAACCCTAAACAACAAACTCAATGGAAACTAATCTCATGGACTCGCTTCAAAAATTCATGAAGCACCTAAACCGCGAACCAGCTCGCGAATCAATCGCACCAACACCCGACAATAGAGCGCACACGGTAACTATTTCACACGTTGAAATGACACTGGATGAACTTTATTTCGGCAGATGGTCAACGACCAACTTCACATGGTCAGCAATCGGTAACGAAGTGCAAGGCTCATTAACTCTGAAAGTACATCACCCAGTTACCAATGAAGTCATTGAACGCACGGGAGCGGCTTCAATAGTAATAACAGTTGACAAAGCACCCGAAGGAATTAGCGGAGCTGAACGCAACCGATGGGCACTTAACCCCGATAACAAAAAACCAAATGCGCTTGATATGGCTTTCCCGAAACTCAAAGCGGAATGCCTGAAGAACGCAGCGCAAAGTCTTGGAAAGATATTCGGGCGCGACATGAACCGAAAAATTGTTGACGAATACAGACCGTTCAAAATACAGTTGCCCGAAAGCACAATGAAGAAAATCGAGAATGATATTAAGCTCGGTGTTGAGGAGTTCGAAATTCGTGAGGCACTTGACCAACTCGGTGACCTTGTAACCGACCAACAAAAACAGCATATATTTGGACTCCTAAACAATCGTAACAATGAATAACTACACAAAAGAACTCTTCGAGAGTATCAAACAAAACACAGCTTGGGATGTTGCAAGGCTCGGTAAGTTTACAGGCTCAAGGCTCGGTGACTTATTCACGCAACCAAAAACAAAAGCTGCGCAGGAAGCAGGCGAATGGTCAAAGACCGCTGAGAATTACATCCTTTCCAAAGTCATGGAAATCGTCACAGGGCAATCGCAAGATGGTGCATCCAGTGCTGCAATCGACCACGGTAATGAGTGGGAAGAAACCGCACTGCGTGAACTTCAAAAAGCTATCGGTTCGCCTGATGAGAAAACGCAACTTTGCCCCGGCTTCAAATTGTTCAATGAGTACTCAGGGGCTTCGCCTGACGCGTTTATGCAGTTAGCAGATACAAAAATTGGTGTTGAGATTAAGTGTCCTTACAATCCGATTAACCATTACCACCATTGCAAGATTCAAAGCGAAGCCGACTTAAAAGCAATTAACTCCGACTACTATTGGCAAGTTCAAATGAACATGTTGACTTACGAAATTGGCGGATGGATATTCGCATCATTCGACCCACGTCAACCTGAACACCGCAGACTGCACTGGGCAATCTGTTACGCAGTGCCTGAAGATATGCAACTTGCGATTGATGTAATGGAAAAAGCAAAGCATTACCGCGATCAAATACTCAATGAATGGATGTTTAACAATAAAAACAAATAACAATGATTACCGTAAAAAGAAAGAAACTCTCAAAAGAGAAAACTAACGCTAATTATTTAGCCATGCTTAATAAAATTTATCATTCAAATTTTATTAACGGTGCTGAATTATGTAAACAATTTAGTGTTACCCATCAATGCATTAAAAGTTTATCGGATTTGCAATTTATTACGTGGATAGGAAAAGGTACATACAAATGGAATTTACAAGACGCGCCAAGCGTAAAGCACGTATTAGCGATGAAACGCGAAAATATAGCTCGCAATAAATCGCACGTTAATAAACAAAAACAACTTGCTATCAATTTCACTCAGCGTAAAAAAGCAAGCAATCCACGTATCGCACCAGCTCAACCTGAAACGACAAATAACATCTTTGCTTATTTGTTTGTTTTCTTACTCGGTGCGGTAGTTACTTCGGTTTGTTGGTATATTGCTCAAAAGTAAATGATGTAAAAAACTTGACATTTATATATTTGCCACGCTACTCGGTACACTAATGAAAACAAAATCCCATCACTGCCACATTGCCATAGCACATCCGTGCGCCGGGTAGCCTTTGTGTGTAGTGGTGGGTATTTATATGAGAGATTCAACAATCTTTTATCGGAGCTTTTACGAAGCCATTAAAGA